GTAGAGCTCTAGTTTCTTCTACGTTAAACTCATTAAAATCTACATATAAAATATTCATACCACTTTTCCTTTCCAAAAATAGTAAACCCTATTTTAGTTCCGGCGGACGGCCGTCTAGGCTCCGACCAGTCCGCAGATTTATTATTTTAACTTACAAAGTAATTATATGCGGCAATAGCATTTTGCTGTCGCGTATAATAACTCCCAGAACCACAGCGTTCATAGCATTTAGCAAATGCCAAGGCCGCGTCCTTTATGTCGGTCAGCTCTAAGAAGCTATCATAATCGAAGCTCCTCTTATAAGCGTAACCGAATGTATCGAACTCGTACTCAATAGTATCTCGCAGATAGTCGCATTGCTCTTCTAACGAGGCTCCCCATACATTTGAGTAGGCTTTATTCCACTGACACATACCATAATATCCGTTGCCAGATATCGTGGACTGAATCTCCAGTGTGTTACCTCCAGTTTCAGCCATTATATTACCAAGTATTCCCGCGCAAACTTGATTACTATAACCTAACTCCTTGAAGTAGTTCCATATATAAGCGGCTGTTGGGTACTCTTCTTCCTTTTGATGCCAATGTTCCAGCAGTTTGTCATAGATTGCTTGATAAGTTTTTCTAAGTGCATTAGCCTCTTTGTATTCTTGTCTTGCTAACACAATAACTGCATGGTCTTCCGAATAACCTAGCTTTCTAGCAGCATCGGCCATTTGGTGTGCGGCGTTCATATTAGAAATCTGTTCCGCAATAAGCTCAACCAATACGTCCATATCATCAAGTGTATAACTAATAGTCTCGTTATACGGAACGGAATAGGCATGAGCGACTACTGTTAAGCCGCCGTAGCCACATCCGTATAAAGATAATATAATGATTAAACTTGTGATAACTTTAATAAAACGACTCATTTGATTGTTCCTCCTTTAGTAAGAGGTCGCGCAATCATTAAAAATAATATTCCTGGCGATTTATAATCTCATAATTCTAGATAATAAGTTGTGGTGTTACACTATTGAAGTATTTATTTACTTCGGCTTTACCCACAAGATTAATAGTCACGCAACCGTTTTCGCTGAACAAACTATCCAGCTCTTCTTCGCTTGATTTAAACTTGATGCAAGTAACTCCGTTGGATAATTGGATCTTCAACGTGGGGTTTCTATCTCTTGCCATAAGAGTAATCATATCTTTCGTTACTGCAACATGCTCCACCGCAATAAGTGGTTCATCCATATTCTGACCCCAAAGATTCTTCATGTTGCCTAGTTCAAGAATTTCTTTAGGACTAAGGTTATTTACCGAGTGAATGAAATCTACTTTATAACTGGGTGAAAACTCAATGTCTTTGAGAGTGATGTCGGCATATTCGAGAAAGGCATCAAAATTCTCGTCTAAAATACCGAAGCCAAATGCATTAGGATGGCCTTCTGCGAGATAAACTAAACCGCTATCTCTACAAAAACCTCTAAAATCATTCAACTTAGATTTCTCATATCCTCTCGCGGAACCACTCCAAGCAGGTTTACCATCTTCTTCAACCTTAACTAATAAGGCTACAGGTCTCTGGTATTCTGCCATAAGTTTATTGGCAATCAATCCAGTAATACCTCTATCAAAAGATGGATTCTCCAATTTCACAAGTAAGATTTTATGGTCTAACAAATGATTTTGCTCGATAA